TTGTTGTTTAGTTAAATTTTGAAATTCATCTATGATACATACAGCATTTTCAAATGTACGACCACGAAAGTGAGTTAATGATACCCATTCAATACTATCTTCCGTTTCTAACTTTTGTAATAGTTCTGGCTTGTTATATACTTTACGCATATTGCTGCGTATAGGTACTAACCATGGTTCCATTTTTTCTTTTTCCGTACCTGGCAAGAATCCATTATCTTCCGTAGATACTGTAGGACGTGTTATTACTATTTTATTAACTGCGCGTTTAAAAAACATATCCAATGCTATTTGTACGGCTAACATTGTTTTACCGGACCCAGCTTTACCAATAATAAAGTTAATAGGTGTTTGAAGAATGAGCTCCTTTGCGGCTTTCTGTTCGTTAGACAATGTAACAGAAAATTTGATATCGCCTTTAGGAGGATTACGATCGATGTTCTCTCTTGGCATACGTTATCCTATTTAATATAAATATCTACGTACATCAAGATATAAAAAAAGGGAGACCTAAGTCTCCCTCTTTTAATAGTATTCAGTTAAGATTATACACGGTTGAGAGCGTGTACATATACTTTACCATAGAATTCTGGACGCAACATTTTCTTCGCGTAACGAGTCATTACACCCTTACGTGGAGTGAAGTTAGTTGGGTCATATACCAATGGAGTCATGATCAATGGAACATAAGGAGCATATACTGCACCTGTTTCCAAGAACTGGCTACCACGGTATCCCATCAGGATTGTATTTTCAGTCATGTATGGGTTTTTGTATACTTGGAAGCGGCTATTGATAGAACCAATCTTCTGTACACCCATTGCAAACTGCATTTTATCGCCGTCTGTATCAGCAGCATATCCAGGAATAGACTCGAGGATAGTAGCTACGCTAGGAGAACAAACTAAGAAGTTTGCACCACCACGCATAGTTAACTGGTGAATACGATTGCTTACTTTTTGGATCTTAGTTCCAAGTGTTTGGAACCAAGTACCTTGATTATATGCCTGACCTGCAGTAGCGCCATCTACAAATGTATTAGTCGATGCATCAAATACATAACCAATACGTGCAGACCAACGCTCAGTTGTTTGAGCATTTTGAATCAACATATCTAAAATTTCCAAATCAATTTCTTGCGAAATATATTCTGACAACATGCTAGTCAATTCTGCCTCAGCGTCAATGCTGTGATATGCATTAAGGTCTTGCGCAAATTCAGGGCTCCATACAGCCTTCAGCTTACGTGTCTTGGCAACAATGGCTTCGCTACGAAGTTCCAAATTAATTTCTGGAATAGCAATAGTTTCGGCTAATGCATTACCTGAATTATCTTCAAAATCGCCACGAGTCTGATCATTAGGCTGCTTGTGATAAGCAACTTCTACAGTATTAGCTGCAATCGGAATAGCTGGAGTAGCTGCAGTTTGTACTAAGAAGTAAATATGTCCACCTTTTGTAATTGTAAATTCTGGGAAGATGGTAGTAATACCTGAACCAGATACGTTAAATGCACGCACACCTTTCAAATCTGGAGTAGTTAATGATCCCGTCTCTACTTGAAGTACTTGGAATACTTGACCATTAACAGCGGCTGATGCAGAAAATTCAGAATTAAAGTTAGTAAATAAATCTAATTCTGCTCCTGTCAATTTAGAAGCTCCTGTAGCAGATGTAGCAGTAAATGGATTATAAGATCCGGTATTGTAATTAGTAGCGCCTAATACAGCATTTACATCGTTAATAGTATAACCAAAACGACCAGCGCCATAAAGACCTTCGCTAGGAGCGCTAGTACCACGATCTGCATCAGTTACACCGAATACAGAATCCATTTGTGATGTACGACCCTGACCTGTTAAAAAGTCATTACCAGTTGCGGTATTAAAACCATTAGTACCTTGAGCAGTACCATATTTGAAATCCAAGAAGAACACGAGTCCTGATGGAAGATTCATTGGTTGAACGCTAACGAAATCTTTAGCAGCAATTTCTGCAAAGATACGACGTACCAATGGTAAAGCTACGCCAGCCCATTGCTCAGCATTAGCTTGGTTTTGTGTAGTAGCGTTAGCCTCTGTTACCAATTGCTTAGCTTGGTTTTCCAGAAGAACGGCCATCCCACGACGGTCATTCTCATTAGCAATGCCTTCCAACAAACCAGTCTTCTGCCACTTCTTCTCGAGGGCTAAAGCTGCTGAATGCTGGGTAGCTTGTGCTTCATGAGGTAATAAAGAATTTAAATTCATTTTTGATTCCTCTTTGTTTTTTACTTAAGATTAGCTAATTTCTTCCAACGAGCTGCCAATTCAAATCCTTCGCTAAGAATTTCTTTCTTAGGAGCTGTAGATTTACCGGCTGGCTTTGAAGCATAGCTTTCTTTAATTTGTTGTTTTTTCTTAGCGCCTACGCTACCAAATGATTCACATAAAGTGCTATAAACTAATTTTACTTCACGGATTGAAGCGGCACGATCAAAGTTTTCAATAACTTTCATCTTTTGTGATTCATTTAAAGAATAGTTTCTAAATAATTTGTTTGAAAATAACAATTTTGCATTTAGAAGGTTTACTTCATTGAGTTTAGACTTCATAAAGCGAATAACACGATAAGCTTCTTTAAGATCTTCAGATTCCTCTTCGCCTTCGGCTACTGGGTCTTCATCTTCATCTTCGCCTTCAGTTACTGGCTCATCATCGTCATCATCGTCGTCATCTTCTTCACGTAATGCGCGAACGATTTCTTCGATGTTGATGTCTTCCTCTTCTTCTACTGCAGCAGGTTCTACTTCTACTGTAGCATCAGCTTCTTCTTCCTCTTCCATAGGCTTTTCTTCCATTTCACCTTCCAATTCACGGATAATAGATTCTAGATCTAAATCTTCTTCCATTTCATCTTCTTCTTCGATAGCCGGACCTGGATCTGGCGTACCATCAGTGTCATTAGCTTCGCCTTCAGAAGTCGTTTTCATTTCTTCCTCTTCTTCATCCATAGTATCCTCTTCAGCCTCTTCAGCTAAACGAGCAGATAACATACTTTGAAGACGTGGAGTAAATGCTTCTTCCAATGCAATCTTAGCATTCGCCATTGCTGTTTCGCGCACGGCTTTAGCATCTGCGATTGCTTCTTTTAACAGATTGTTCATGAGTTCTCCTCTTATTTAATTCGGAAATAAGATTATTGGTAATCTTAATAGATAAATTGAATATTGTTGAGTGACTGTATATTAGACTGAATACAGTATCGTATAACAAATATATATATGCCTACGAAAAATAAAACAAACCTCGGATAGTAAAAAAGGTGCCGTAAAGACACCTTTTCATTTAAACTTTTTCAATTTAAGAATTTCTCTCAGTATTGCGTTGAGCTAAAAATAAAGCCCGTTCATTTTGTCGATGACGCGTTACATTAGGTTTTTCATAATAAGTACGGTCTTTTAATTGTTCCAATACCTTACCATCCTTCAATTGCTTTTTCCATTTACGTAAAGCAAATGATAAATCGGCTCGATCATTAACACGTACTACACGAATACCGTTAGGAGTTCCTGGTATAATACTCTCAAATTGTTTTTGCTTTTTATTCATGTAATTCATATAACTTGTTTAATTTAATTCAATATAATAACTTTCATTTACAAAAACAAATTATTTTAATGATTCATTTACTTTGTAATACTTATTAAGTACTGTACCAATGTCTTCGTACGCAGCTTCTAAACGTTGTTGCATGCCTGACATTTCGCCGGCAGTTTTTTCAAAGACTTTGTAAGCCTCTTGCAATTGTTTCATATGACGAGATACTGTTACATTATCAAACCAATGTTCTGATTCTTGCAATGTTACATTTTCTGCCATTTCGACAATGCCGCCTAATGTTGTAGCAACTTCTTTCAGAGTGTTAGCACGATAAATCATTTCTCCTAAACGATGATAATTTGAAACTGCCTCTAAAAAAGCTTTTTTATCTTCTTTAGTCATTTCAGGCATTTCATTTTCTTCTTCGCGAAGATACTTTTCATTTAAAATGTTTTTCAACATTTTTGCTTCCCAATGTTTAGACATTATAAACCTCCGTACGCCTGTTTAATTATCTTGGCAACGCCTTTAAGATTTTTTTCTGCAGCTTGTGAATAACGACCTAATTGCGTAAGCCATTGACGATATTCTGGAGTACCTTCAGTATCTGCAGTCATTTCCAATTCATAGCCAAATTCATCTGTTAAGTCTTGCAACATGCTTGTAATTTCGTCTAATTGGCTTTGAAATTCTTTACGACGATCTAAACCAGGATCTACTTCATTAACAGTACGTTT